GGGCAGAAGCGTATAAGGAGGAGCCATGAATACTGAGACATTCTACAGGTCCACACAATGGGAACACAAGCGCGAGCGGATCCTCCGCCGGGACGGCTACAAGTGCCAGCGCTGCAAGAGGTACGGCCGACAGCGAGAGGCGACTACAGTCCACCACATCAAGCACTTAGACGAGTACCCGGAACTGGCGCTCGAAAACAGCAACTTGATCAGCCTTTGCGCTGATTGCCACAACTTTTTCCACCCTGAAAAGGCAAAAAAAGCAAACAAATCGAGGGGGAAATCGAATTATTATTGATTGTTGAAAACTCAAAGTTTCCAACAAATCCCCTTCCCCCCCTCCTATTTTTAACGGGACTCGTCTCAATGGAGACCGGCGGGAAGGGGTGCTTATATATGCGGGACAAATTATCGAAAAGGGGGATAATATGCAGACGGTAGACATCAACATCGACGAGCTGAGGCCCTACGAAAAGAATGCCAAGATCCACAGCCCGAAGCAGATCGAGCAGATAGCGGCGAGCCTGCTGGAGTTCGGCTGGCGGCAGCCTCTGGTGGTCACGGCCGACAAGGTCGTAGTGGTCGGCCACGGCAGACTGGCCGGAGCCGAGATAGCCCGGAAGACTGACCCGGCATTTTCTCACGCCCCCTGCCTGATAGCCGACGACCTGACCGACGAGCAGATCAAGGCATACCGCCTCGCCGACAACAAGCTCAATGAAAGCCCCTGGGATCCTCAGCTCACTGAGGAGGAGCTGGCCGGCTTTACAGAGATCGACATGAGCGCCTTTGGTTTTGACCTCTCCGAGCTGGCAGCCCGGGAGGAGCAGGAGCGCCTCGAAGAAGAGTTCCGGCAGCGAATGGCCGCCGGTGAGCTCAGTGAGGAGGACGAAGAGTATCAGGCCTTCCTAGAAAAATTCCGGCCGAAGAAAACCACCGACGACTGCTACACTCCCGACAACATCTACGAGACCGTCAAGGAGTGGGCGGTGCAGCACTACGGATTGCAAGGCCGGCGCATCGTCAGACCGTTTTATCCCGGCGGCGACTACCAGCACGAGAAGTACAAGCCCGGCGACGTCGTCATCGACAACCCGCCCTTCTCGATACTGTCGGAGATCTGCAGCTTCTACGCTGAGCACGGCATCGACTACTTCCTTTTCGCTCCCCGGCTCACGATCCTTAGCTCGTCCGCGACCAACGTGGTCATCATCGAAACCCCTATCCTCTACGAGAACGGGGCGACGGTGCCCACCAGCTTTGCGACCAATCTCGGCGAGTACAAGATCATCACGGCGCCGGAGCTACAGCAGGCCGTGAAGAAGCAGAACGAGATCAACCGGAAGAAGGACAAGGTGAAGCCGCCGAAGTACAGCTATCCGCCGGAGGTCGTGACCTCGCAAATGCTGGCGCAGCTCTGCAGGTACGATCAGCGCATAGAGCTGCGGCCGGAACAGGTCTACCACATCCGGGAGCTGGATAGTCAAAAAGCAGCCGGCAAAGCCATCTTCGGGGCTGGCTTCCTGCTGTCTGAGTCGGCAGCAGCCGAGAAGGCAGCAGCCGAGAAGGCAGCAGCCGAGAAGGCAGCAGCCGAGAAGGCAGCAGCCATGCGGTGGAAACTTAGTGACCGAGAACGAGAAATAATAGCGACACTGGAATGAGAGGAGGAGCAGGCCATGACCGAGAAGCAGTGGAAAAGCAAGATCAAGAAAAACTGCAAAGACGCCGGCACATACAGGAATTACTTCGAGCCGGTCATCGAGACCCTGGCCGGCATCCTCTCGAAGCGTGACGACGCCCTGGAGCAGTTTTTGGCTTCCGGCGGAAAAGCCATCGTCCTGCACACCAACAAGGGCGGCGCCACTAACCTCATCCAAAACCCGGCGCTCCGCCTGGTCAACGACCTTAACCGGGACGCCCTGATGTACTGGCGTGAGCTGGGGCTCACTGCTGCAAGCCTCCGGAAAATCAATGAGCAGGCGATCCGAGGCAGCGCAGAGCTCTCACCACTCGACAAGGTTCTGATGGAGCTTGGCAGCTGAGTGGAAATACTGGCCGGCCTGCCTGCGGTATGCTGAGAGCATACGGTCCGGCAAGAAGATAGCCTGCAAGGAGCAGCATCAGGGAGTAGACCGCTTTTTCCGGGACCTGGACAACCCGGCCTACGAGATAGACCACAAAGGCCCGGAGTTTGTAATCGGCATCATCGAGAAGACCCTCTGCCACAAGCAGGGCGAGACCCTCGACGGCACGCCCCTCCGCGGAAAGCCTTTCCGCCTGACAGACTATCACATTTTCATCGTCTACAACCTGGTAGGCTTCGTACACGCCGGAACTGACAATGTCCGCTTCCACGAGGCTCTGATTTTTATTCCCCGTAAAAATATCAAGACCACATTCGCCGGCGCCCTGGCTTGGGCGCTGTCGCTCTGGTATCGCCGGAGCGGTGCGATGACCTATATCACGTCGGCCGCCTTGAAGCAGTCCATGGAGAGCTTTGATTTTTTGTCATACAACGTCAAGCGTCTGAAGCTCGACCGAGCTCAGGGCGGCGACATCAAGCTCTTAGATAACTCCATGGAGCACAGCATTGAGAAAACCTTTGCTGATGGCTACATGAAGATCCAGGCGCTGGCATCCAGCCCGGACAAGCAGGACTCTCTTAACTGTAACCTCGCGATCGTTGACGAGATCCATGCCTTCAAAAATCCGAAGCAGTACAACCTCTTCAAAGAGGCAATGAAGGCCTACACCAACAAGCTGCTGATCGGTATCACCACAGCCGGCGACAATGAGCAGAGCTTCCTCGGCCGGCGTCTCGCCTACGCTCGGAAGGTACTCAATGGGACAGTCCAGGACGAGCAGTATTTTATTTTTATCTGCTGCGCCAACCCGGACGAAAACGGCGACATCGACTACACCAACCCGGCAGTCCACGAGATGGCCAACCCCGGCTACGGCATAAGCATCCGCCCGGCCGAGATCCTCCAGGACAGCCTCCAAGCTCAGAACGACCCGCAGGAGCGCAAGGACTTTTTCGCAAAGTCTCTCAACGTCTTCACGGCCTCGATCAAGGCGTATTTCAATATCGAGGAGTTCCGGCGGAGCGACGCCAAGTACAGCTATACCATGGACGAGGCTCGCAGAGCTGTCCGCCGATGGTACGGCGGCGCTGACCTGTCCAAGCTCCACGACCTGACAGCCTCGGTGCTCTTCGGCCGCGACGAGAAGCGGGACGTATATATCATACTGCCCCACGCCTATTTCCCAGTAGCCACCGCAGCCCTAAAGGCCGACGAGGACGACGTCCCGCTTTTCGGCTGGAAGGATGACGGCTGGCTGACCATGACTAACGGCAGCGTCACGGAGCCCGCCGACGTGGTCGAGTGGTTTAAGGCAATGCGAGCCAAGGGTTTCAAGATCCACCAGGTCGGCCACGACCGAAAGTTCGCCCGCCAATACTACCTGGAAATGCAAAAGAGCGGCTTCAACGTCATTGACCAACCGCAGTATTTTTACAAAAAATCCGAGGGCTTTCGCTTCATCGAGCAACTCGCGAAGCAGAAGAAGCTCTACTATTTTCACGCTGAGCCCTTTGAATACTGCACGCAAAACGTATCGGCGATCGAGAAGACCGACGACATGGTGCAGTACGAGAAAGTGCAGAAAAATCATAGGATTGACATCTTTGACGCAGCCGTATTTGCTGCGGTAAGATACCTCGAGGACCTCGAGAGGACCACCAAGGGCGGCAGCTGGTGGGGAAAAGATAGCACAGGAGAGTGATACAAGTGAGCAAGAAAACCTGGAAGCGCAGCTCCGGCAAACAGACCAGGTCGGCATCCCCGAGCATCCTGCTCTGGAACGAAGACGGACCGATCTGCTGCGAAGGCTATACCAGCCTAGACAAGTGCCCGGAGATAGTCGCAGCGGTGACTAAGATCTCGCAGATCATCTCCACGATGACGATCCACTTAATGGCCAATACCGCCGACGGCGACGTCAGGATCAGAAACGAGCTGAGCCGGAAGATCGACATCTCGCCCAGCCCGTACATGACCCGGAAGAGTTGGATGGAGGCGGTCGTCAACAACCTCCTCCTCTACGGTAAGGGCAACAGCGTCGTCCTGCCGCATACGGAGGACGGCTACCTCGGCAGCCTGGAGGTAATCGCTCCCTACCGGGTGAGCTTCCTGCCGAACACACTAGACCGGGGCTACACGATCAAAATCGACGGCCGGAGCTTTGAGCCAGACGAGGTCCTGCACTTTGTCCACAACCCCGACAAATACTACCCCTGGAAGGGCACCGGCATGACCGTCTATCTGAAAGACGTCGCCGGAAATCTAAAGCAGGGACGGGCGACAACCAAGGCCTTTATGAACAGCAAGTGGAAGCCGTCCGTGATCGTCAAGGTGGACGCATTAACGGAGGAGTTCTCCGGCCCCGAGGGAAGGAAGCGGCTCCTCGAGAGCTACGTCGAGGGCGCTGAAGCTGGTGAGCCCTGGCTGATACCGGCGCAGCAGTTTTCCGTCGAGCAGGTCAAGCCCCTCTCGCTCTCCGATCTTGCAATCTCCGACGTCATGAAGCTGGACAAGGCAACCGTGGCAGCGCTGCTCGGCATCCCGTCCTTCCTCCTCGGCGTGGGGACGTTTGACAAGTCTGAGTGGGAAATGTTCGTGATGACGACGCTCCTGAGTATCGTCACCGAGATCCAGCAGGAAATGACCAAGAAGCTGATCCTCTCGGAGAAGATGTACCTCCGACTCAATTATTGGAGCCTTCTGACCTGGGACATCAAGACCATTGCAGGTGTCCTCCTCCCTGCCTCAGACCGAGGCTTCATCACCGGAAACGAGTTCCGTGACCGCATCGGCATGGAGCCGCGGGAAGGCTTGAACGAGCTGAGGATCCTGGAGAACTATATCCCCTACGACAAGTCCGGGGCTCAGAAAAAGCTGATCGGAGGCGGCGAGGAATGACGGAGTGCGGAAGAGCCAAGCAGGACGGCCAGGGCATCATCAAGTGCCAGCCGTCCGGCGACCTCTGCGGGCACGTCAAGTATTGCCGAGCAGAGCGCGAGTGGAAATTATCGCCGAGTGCAGTCAACTGCACACGAGGGAGGAAAAAGCCATGAAAGAAAACCAGATCCGGTGCATAGCATCGGAATTCACAGTGCGGGAAGACGGAGATGCCCCTATCATCGAGGGTTATTTTTCCGTATTTAATACAACATACGACATGGGCTACGGTATGTCCGAGAGCATCGCTCCCGGTGCTTTTACCAAGTCCATGGGAAACGACGTGAGAGCGCTCATAAATCACGACAGCACGCTGGTGCTAGGGCGCACTAAGGCTCACACGCTGGAGCTCCGAGAGAACTCACACGGTCTCTGGGGACAGATCACGATCAATCCGAACGATCGTGACGCTATGAACTTGTATGAACGTGTAAAGCGTCGTGACGTCGATCAGTGCAGCTTCGGCTTCAACATCGTCGCCGAGGAAACCGACTTCCGAGACGATGGGACCATCCACTGGACGATCACAGAGGCAGACCTCCACGAAGTTTCTGTGTGTACTTTTCCCGCATACGAGGAAACAGCGGTCTCCGCTCGAAAGCGCGACCTTGACGAGATCAGGAAGCGCCAGACCGAGGCGTGGAAAAACCGCATGACTCAGAAGCTGAAAGGAGTGACCGAGTAATGGCACTTAGAAGCCTTATGGCGAAGAAAAAGCTCGACGAGGCCAAGAAGCAGCTGGACGAAGCACGCAAAAAGCGTGAGGCCCTGACACTGAGAGAGCAGGAGCTCGAGGCCAGCATCGCCGAGGCCGAGACCGAGGAAGAGAAGGCGACCGTCGAAGCAGCCGTCGAAGAGTACGAGGCTGACCAGGCCGCAGCTGATACCGAGATCCAGGAGCTGGAAAAAAAGGTCGGAGACCTTGAAAGAGAGCTCCAGGAGGTCGAGGAGAAAGCAAACACAAAAGCACAGCCCACTCCTGCCGGTGACGGCGAGGAAAATAGGGGCAGGAAGGAGCGCACCGCAATGGGTGTTAAAATCACAAGCAAGAGAGCAAGAGAGCTTTTCGGGGCTATGTCTCTCGAGGAGCGCAGCCAGCTCTTTGAGGAGGAGCGTGTCAAGGGCTTCCTGGAGGAGGTCCGTGCCTGCATCAAGGAGAAAAGAGCACTGGCCAACGCCGGCCTTCTGATCCCGGACGAGTTCCTGGGCATCATCCGTGAGAACATCGAGCGCTACAGCAAGCTGACCCGTCACGTCTTCACACGATCAATCAAGGGCACCGGCAGAGTCACCGTCATGGGCACTATCCCCGAGGCCGTATGGACTGAGATGTGTGCGGCACTCAACGAGCTGGACCTCAGCTTTGCACAGGCTGAGCTCGACGGCTACAAGGTCGGCGGATTTATTCCGGTTTGCAACGCCACCCTCGAGGATAGCGACATCGACCTCGCGGCAGAGATCCTCACCGCACTCGGCGAGGCTATCGGTAAGGCCTTGGACAAGGCTATCCTCTACGGTAAGGGCAAGTCAAAAAAGATGCCTCTCGGTATCCTGACAAGACTGGCTCAGACTTCCAAGCCCTCCGACTACAGCGACAACATGAGACCCTGGCAGGATCTCCACACCAGCAACATCAAGTCAATGAGTGCGCAGCTGGAGGGTCTGACACTCTACCGCCAGCTGCTGCTCTACTGCGGCGCAGCCAAGGGCAAGTACAGCAGAGGCGAGAAGGTATGGTGCATGTCCGAGACTACATACACCGCCCTCAAGGCTGCAATGCTCAGCATCAACGCCGCCGGCGCAGCAGTCTCCGCAGTCGAGGGCACTCTCCCCGTCATCGGCGGAGTTGTCGAGGTCCTCAACTTTATGCCCGATAATGTGATCCTCGGCGGCTACCTTGATCTGTACACGCTGATTGAGCGTACCGGAATACGCTTTGCTCAGTCCGATCAGGTCCGCTTCCTCGAGGAGCAGACTGTGTTCAAGGGCTCCGCAAGATATGACGGTCTCCCGCTCATTGCCGAGGCCTTTGTGGCTATCGGTCTCAATGGTGTCACACCGTCACCTAACGGCGTGACCTTTGTTGAGGACACCGCAAACCCTGACCCCTCACTCGGTAAGCTCAGCGGCCTGGAGATCTCCGGCGTGACACTCAGCGCAACATTTGATCCTGAGACACTGACCTACACCGGCACAACAACCACCGCCAGCGCTACGATCACAGCTACCCCACAGGACGGCTTTGACGCCGTGAGCATCCGCTACAACGACGCATACGTCCCTAACGGCGGCAGCATCAAGTGGACAGCAGGCGCAGGCAACGTAGTCGAGGCATCCGTCAAGGATAGCGAGACCGGCACCGTGACCACCTACACAGTCACAGTCACTAAGTCATAAGGAGGGAGCGCCATGGAGGAGCAGGACAGGCTCGCAGCCTTAAAGACTGACCTTGGCTTCACCGGCGGAGGAGCAGGCAACCGCATCGACGAGCGCCTGACTCAGCTGCTCCAGATAGCCGAGAAAGCGATCAAGGCGGAGGGCGCAGCGACCCTTGACCCCTCGCAACTCGAGGACGCTCAGCTTGTCATCATGTACGCCGCCTGGTTATGGCGTCGGCGTGATACTGGCGCCGGGATGCCTCGAATGCTCCGTTGGTCGCTCAATAATCGGATCTTTGCCGATAAAATTAAGCAGGGGGCGACATGATGGACGCCATCGCATACCTGATAGGCTATACAACGGCGCTGAACGACTACAAGCAGGAAATCCACACGGAGACCCGGAAGGAGATCCTCGGTAAAATTGACGACGTGAAGCGTGCGGAATTTTACAGGGCCGGTGAAGCCGGACTCCGCCCGGAGTTTGTTTTGACAACCGCCCTCATAGACTACGACGGAGAGCTGGAGGTCGAGTACGACAGAAAGCGCTACGGCGTATATCGTACCTACAAGATCAGCGAGGACTACATCGAGCTCTACTGCGAGCGGAAAGGCGGTGTGCAGTAATGGGATTACAGGACGACCTTAACGCCGAATATCTCGACGAAATGATCGGCAGCGTGCTTGAAAGCTATGCCGACGAAGTCATGAACGCCGTCAACCAGACCACAGACCAAGCAGCCAAGGAGCTATGCTCTGCTATCGCCAAGGATGCGCCGATGAAGACGGGAAAGCAGAAAAAGTCCTGGAAAATCGCAAAGAAGCGGGAAGGATATGAGACCGTCGCAATTATCCATTCGACGGACTACAGAAAAGTCCACCTGCTGGAAAACGGGCACTTGACCCGTGACGGAGTGACCAGGACCAAGCCTCTGAACTACGTCGGGAAAAACGCTGACAAGGTGCTCAGCGAGTTCCCGGACCGCATCGCCGAGGCAGTAAGGGCGGTGAGCCGATGATCAGGAGTGTGGAAGAAGTGCTCGCCAGGCTGGAAAGCCTGCCGCAGCTAAAGAGCAAGATAGCGTACGACCATTTCAGCGAGCCGCAGCAGCTGCCCTTTGCCGCATACACCTTTGACGCCGATACCGACGGCGCCGACGACTACAAGGGCGTCGCCTACATCGACTTCACACTCGAGCTCTACGCAGATCCCCGGGATTTGCCCCTGGAGCTGGAGATCCTAAAAGCGCTTGACGACGTGGAGATCACGTCAGACAGCGAATACATTGAGGCGGAGAGAATGTACCAGACGACATTCTCATTCCGTTTTCCGTATAAGCTCACAACACCAAAGGAGTGATATATCATGAACATGGCAGGGAGAAACTACGAAGCCAGTAACAGTGACCGCCTGAAAGCGATCCCGCTCGGCTCTGGTAACGTTTACACGCTGCCCTACATCGAAGGCGCCCCGATGCCTTCTGATGCCGATTTCGAGAAGCCGGCCAACATGATCGGCCGCACGAAAAACGGCGCAACATTCAACCACGGGATGACTTTTTACACGGCCAAGAGTGACGACGGAGTAGCTCAGAAGCGCACCATGACCGAGGAGATCGCGTCCTTCACGTGGGGCGTCATGACCTGGAACCTCGGAACGGTGGCGCAGTTCATTCGCACCGCATCGACCTCAGTGGTCGAGGAGGATGGCGTCAGCAGCTATGTCCTCGAAGGCGGCGGCCTCGGAAATCAGCAGTCGAAAAAGCGCTGGTTCCACTTCGTCGGCGGCGACACTATCGACGGCAAGTTCACGCTCACCGGCGTGGGAGAAAACATTGACGCACTGGCCGCAGCCTTTGCAATCAACTCGGAGACTGTGCTCACGCCTAACGTGGAGTTCGACCCCTACGACGCTGCGGGCCATCTATACAAGATGCGTGGAGCATATCAGCCCACCGCAGCTGGTGAGACTCCTCCGACACTGACCAACCTGACGCTCGGCGCGCTGACTCTCGACCCGGAGTTTGACGGCGCAACGACCGTCTACGAGACTGAGACCACTAATGCGACCAACACAATCACAGCCACAGCCGCCAGCGGCGACGACGTAGTGATCACAGTCAACGGCAACAGTTTGACCAACGGCGGAGCCGCTACATGGCAGACCGGCGCTAACATCGTACTGATCGTAGTCTCCGGAGCTTCCGGCTCGACCATCTACACAATCACGGTCAACAAGTCATAAGGAAAGGCGGCTTCGGCCGCCTTTTTCCGAAAAAAAAGGAGGGAGCACCATGCAGATCCTCGCACTGCATATGAGATGCGGAAAAAATATCACGATTGAGGAGCCCACAGTCCGAGAATATTTCCAGATCTTCCGCCCGGTTGACCTGGGCGAGCAAGTCACCGGCCTGACTGATCTCGTCGCCCGTAGCGCAGGCGAGCCGGCCAAGGTCGCCCTGGAACAGCAAGACATCGTCCGCCTGGCCGAGAAGCTGGGCGCCTGGGCCCGGAAGAAAAGAAAAGAGCCCTACTACAGGCCGCCCGCGATCAAGCACGAGAAAACAGAGACCTACTACATCGCCGACACGCAGGAGCTGAAAATCGTCGCAGACTACACCAACAGCAGCTTCGGGGCACTGGAAAGCCTCGGGATCCTGCGCTTCTGGCGCTATTATCGGGACGCCGTGATCTGGAACTGCTCCGGCAGCGAGGCCGGCCGAGAGAACCTGAAAGAAGCCTGGCTCAGCGTGCAGACCAAGCCGGACCGGGCGGCAATCAACGAACTGATCAAGGAGTGTGAGGAAAATGGCTAAAAGCAAAATCGCCGGCCTGACAGTCGAAATCGGCGGCAATACGACCAAGCTCGGAAAAGCACTGAGCGGGGTCGATAGCAAGGCCAGAGCGGCGAGCTCAGAGCTCCGGGAAGTCAACAACGCCCTGAAAAAAGCCCCGGAGAGCGTGGAACTCTGGAACCAGAAGCAGAAGCTCCTCACAGAAGCCATCGAGAACAGCCGCGAGAAGCTGGCCAAGCTGGAGGAAGTCCAGAAAGACATCCAGCGCCAGTATGACAACGGCGACATCGGCGAGGACGCTTACCGGGCATATCAGCGAGAGGTCGAAAAGACCAAGGGCGAGCTCGAAGGCTTTGAAAAGCAGCTGGAGAAAACCAACGAGGACATGAAGGAAGCCGGGAAGCAGGCCGATGATACCGGGGACAGCCTGGAAGCTGCCGGCGACAAGGCCGAGGAGTCCGGCGGAAAGTTCCCGGGCATGGCTGCCGCAGCGGTGGCAGCTGCTGCCGTGATCACCAAAGCAGCCTCCGAGTGCTATGAGGCATGGCAGGAGGTAGACGAGGGCTACGACACCATCGTCACCAAGACCGGCGCCACCGGCGCAGCCCTGGAAGAACTACAAGGAGTGGCCGACAATATCTTCACGTCACTCCCCGTGGAAATGAGCGACGTCGGCAACGCCGTCGGCGAGGTCAATACCCGTTTTCAGCTCACCGGCGAGGCTCTCGAGGGGCTCTCGTCAAAATTTCTGAAATATGCCGACATCAACGGCACAGACGTGGTCGACAGTATCGACAACGTTTCGGGGATCATGAAGGCCTTCGGGCTTGACGCCTCCGAGGCCGGAGACCTTCTCGGTGTCCTGACAGACGTCGGCCAGCGCACCGGCCTGGAGGTCTCACAGCTTGAAAGCCTGCTGCTTAGCAATGCGGCGACCTTCAAGGAAATGGGGCTCGACGTTGGCTCGGCCGCTGAGATGCTCGGTCAGTTCGAGATCAACGGCGTGGACGTATCCCAAGCAATCGCCGGCCTGACCAAGGCACAGCAAAACGCCACCAAGGACGGAAAATCTCTCAACGATGCCCTGGCTGAAAGTGTTGATAACATCAAGAGTGCAGCCACGGAGACCGAAGCCCTACAGATAGCGACAGACCTCTTTGGCAAAAAAGGCGCTGCTCCCCTGGCGCAGGCTATCCGTGAGGGGCGTGTGAACTTTGACGATTTTTCTAAGTCCATGAAAGGCACCGGTGACCTGGTAGACTCGACCTTCGACGCGATTCAGGACGCCCCGGACCGCATGAAAATCACAATGAACTCGCTAAAGCTCCAGGGTGCAGAGCTGGCCGAAAAGCTCCTGCCGCAGGCCGAAAAACTCCTGGAGCAGATCAATGACAACCTCCCGGAGATCCTTGACACTGGAAAGCGACTGCTGCCGGTGGTAGGAGCACTAGCCACAGCGGCCGCCGGAATATCGACGGTTGACCGTGTGAAAAAAGCTCTTCCGGCGATCAAGTCCCTGGAAACGGCATTTACAGCCGCAACAAGCTCCGCAGCCTTCCTGCCGGTGACGATCGCAGCCGTCGCCGGTGCTCTCATCGTCGGCGGAATGTCATACGCCACAGCGACGGAAGAGGCACGGCAGGCACATCTGGAGGAGGTCTTTGAAAAGGCCACCGAAAAAACCAACGAGCTCACCGGCAAGATCTACGGCAACATTGACGCCATCAAGGCTCAGAAGGACGCCGCCGCCGAAAAGATCGAGGCAGACGAGCAAGAGATCAAGAAGATCCAGGCGCTGCGGGAGGAGCTGGACAAGCTCACCGACAAAAACGGAGTGGTCAAGGAGGGCTACGAAGAGCGAGTCCGCTACATCACTGAGGAGCTGGGGCAGGCAACCGGCATCGAAATTGAGTACATCGACGGCCAGATCCAGAAGTATGACGAGCTAAAGCAGTCCCTGGACGACGTTATCGACAAAAAGCGAGCCGAAAGCATGGCCAGCGCCTACGAGTCAATCTACCAGGAGGCGATCCGCCAAAACGAAGAGGCCGCCGACAGCCTACAGGCTCTAAAAGAGGACATCTCCGCTAATCAGTACGAGATCGACAAGCTATACCGTGACGCCAAGAGAGAGGCCGAAGAGCGGAATGTCAGCTACGGCGAGTTTGGCGAGTTTTCATACGCCAACATTATGAAAATGCAGCAGGAAAACCTCGACACCTGGTCAACGCTCCTCAATGAGGCTCAGCTAGAAAAGCTCTACGCCTACGAGCAGAATATCCGCTCAGCGCAGAACGCATGGGACGCCCTCCACGATAGTGCGACGCAGAACGAGCTAGACATTGAGGCGTATGAGGAGGCCTTCAAGGCTATGGCCGAAGGCAATTACAAGGAGGCCCAGGACTACTACAACCGCATCGGAAACCTTGATCTCGCGGCACTGAGAAAAGCCAAGGGCAACATCGATGAACAGAAAAAAGCCTTTATCGACGGCGTAAATGCTGCGGTAAAAAAATACAACAACGAACTCGAGCTAGGCCTCAGCGGCTCAAAGGAAAAATTCACAAAGACGATTGCAACCCTAACCGAACAAGGCCGGGAAGGCGGTCTCACAATCGGTGACCTGCTCTCCACGGGTATCGTGGATCAGCTCAACACCATCGACGGCTTCGACGACTCCGGCCTTCAGGAGTTCGCAAGGATCGCCGGCTGGAACTTCGGTGACAACTTCGGCAGCGAGGCAGCGGAGGCATCGGCGCAGGCCTTTCTCGCTGCGGAGTCGATCTCCGAGCGAGTCAGCGGCACCATGGCACGGCTCTCCAGCCTGCCGTTTTTCGCCGCTGGCGGCTTCCTGGCTTCCGGTCAGGGTATAGTGGCCGAAGCCGGCCCGGAGCTGCTGGAAGTGATGAACGGCGGTGTCCGGATCACTCCGCTGACCAAGGACGCCCGGAACACACCGGTGCAGACCACCGGCGGCGGAGCAGGCAGCTCTACAAAGATCTACAACAACTACGTCACGGCTACGATCAAAGGCAGCTATGACGTCTACAAGCTGGCCGAGGATATGTCAACGGCTGAGCGGATCATGGACAATGCGAGAGGAGTGTGAGCATGGGCTATATCATATACAACGGGTACAACAGCAGCGACGACCTTATCATCACTAGGCCTCTGATCCGACCAACGTGGGGCGCCGAGATCAACGAGATCACACGTCCCGGAGCTCCCCGGAAGCTGATGCAGGTCAGCAAGAGCTACGCCAACGAGCAGATGACGATCGAGGCGGCGCTCTTTGATGCGACCCCGGAGCGGGTACGCAAGGTATACCAGGCACTCAGCGGCCACGGCCAGCTGGTACTCAGCTCGACGCCGGACGAGATCCTGACGGCATACATCAGGCCGCTGATCCCGGAGGCCGTGGCGTTACAGACGGCGGTCTACGCTGCAAGCGTGACCCTCATGCCCTTTGCGTATGCCTCCAAGCCGACAGTGGCGACGGTGGGCACATCATACACGACTATCACCAACTCCGGGACAGTCTACTCGGCGCCGGAGATCCGCCTGACGCCGTCGGCAGCCGGTGAGATAGTCATCGACACCAACGGCTCAGCATTTACGCTGACGATCCCGGCGGAGCTGGCCAGCAAGGAGCTGATCATCGACAGCGACGCCGAGGTGACCTACTACATGGACGGCGAGGACAAGGTCTCCGTCAACTACCGCACAAAAGGCAGCTATCCGCTGCTCCATATGGGCGACAACTACATCAAGTACAGTGGCAGCGTGACGGGCACCGTCACAATCAACGTGAGAGAGAGGTGGCTATAATGACAGGCACAGGCACACAGGCAGATCCCTACATCGTCGATACTTGGGAGGACTTTGTGACGGCGGTTGAAACAGCAGGAGCGTATGTCGAGGTCACACCTGACACAGAGTGGGACTTCAACGCCATTGCGCCGGAAGGTGCGCCGACTGTGGCCGTTTTGGCGGCGCACGTTGACGGACATGGCTGCACTCTGAAAAACGTGAGAGCTGAGAATATTTTTTTGGATTTTTGTGCAGGCAATGCAACGACATTTGAGAACTTCAGCATAATAGACTTCCTTGCCAATAGTGTTATTTTTTTCTTTGAGAGCAGTCAGACATTCACGATCCGTGGAACAGTCTTAACAGGGGTGCAAGCAGGAAGTGGAACATTGTATAGGAGCACAGGGAATATCGTATTCCAGGCAAACTCAAACAGTGGGTGCGGCTTTAGAGTAAACTGCCGGGGCGGCGACTTATTCAGTGGGTCTTATTCCTACAGCTTCACCGACACTTTTTTCGGCTTGTCTGGCGGAAATGTAGGTACAGCCCCGGCAAGCTGCGTGCAGCTTATCAACTGCTATATCGAGGGTGAGTGTGGGACAGTGTTCACACAAAGCAGCTCCCGAAACACTATAGTCAACTGCACAGCGCAAAGAGTACACGCTGTAGGCACAAATATGCTTGCAAATTCCGACAAATGCAGTAACATAACAAACGGCACAGCAGTCACCGACGAGCAAATGAGAGACGCTGCCTACCTCAGCAGCATCGGCTTTCCCATAGGAGGATCGTCATGAGCTGGGGCATGGGGCCGGACGGGTACCCTACAAATGACAAGTTCCCGGAGCTGCCCTCGTCGGCCATGAATAAGCCATACCCCAAGGCGCTCTGGAGAATAGACCCGCTAGTCAACAACGGCTATCCCTTCCATGAGCTGCTCCCCGGAATGGGGGGGATCAGTATAGACCTCTGGGCGCTCGAGCGTGAGAACGTGATCCGCAGCTACGACATCAGCACGCCGCAGACTGGCTTCGGCGGCAACGGCCTGGCGCTGCTAGATCCCGTGAGCTGCATAGAGCACCACGGCGAGGACAGGTGGGACGTGGAGCTGACGCATCCCCTGGACGAGTGGGACAAGTGGAAGACCCTCATCGTGGAAAACTGCCTGAAAGTAGACGGCCAGATTTTTCGCATCGACATCCAGCGTCCGGAACTGTCAGAGTCCGGCGAGCTGATATATGTCCACGCTCGGCATATCTCCGGCGACATTGCCGGCAACCTCATCGCAGAGGGGCACGGTCAGTGGACTGGTGGAACTCCCACGGAATACCTGGAGTACATCAAGGTAGCAAGCGGCCAGTACAACGACGAAACGGGCGAGGGCTACTATCCGCAGTACATTTTCGACACCTACACCGACTACACCGAGCCCATCGGCGAGATTGACCTGACCAACACGTCGTATTGGGCGGCAGTGGTCGGCATCGACAACTGCCTCGTCAACGTCACCGGTGGCGAGCTCTTCCGAGACAATTTTTATTTCTCGGTCTGCAAGCGTATGCAGTACGCCCAGGACGGAGCATTCTATCTCCGCTATACCCTGGACATGACGGAGATACAGTATGAGGTCGACTACACCGAGCTTGTCACCTGGCTGAGGGTCGAGGACAATTTCGGCTGCTACTGGACCTCGTCCTATACACCGTCGAGCAGGTGGGCGGTACATCATGCCCGCCGTAAGTGCATCATGATGACCTACGCTGACGACCTGGGCTGGGAGGGCAACATGGAGAGGCTCAACCGAGACAAGGAGGCACTCTGGGCACAGGTGGCAGTCCCCAAGGTGACTGTCACCGTGCGGATCGCAGCGCTCTCCGATGATCCTAAGTATGCGGACTTCAAGGGTCTGCAAGACTACCGCTACGGCGACCGGGGCACGATATACTGCCCGGAGCTAGAACTTGAGACCGAGCTACAGATCACATCCGTGGACTATGACCGAGTGACCGGCGAGATCCTCAGCATGACGCTGGGCTCCACAAAATCCTCGCTCATACGTCCGGCCTTCATGGGCTCGACCATCAGCAGCGGCCGGACTCAGGAGGACAAGCAAGCACGAGCAACCGCAGCAGCTCTCCGAGATATGCGGCTCAGGACGATCCGCAGCTGGTACGACGCCAGTGCCTACACCTGGGGAGAGCTAAGACAGTATACATGGGAGGAGGTCGCCAAGTATGGCAACAACAACACCTAACTACGGGCTCACCAAGCCCGCCGGCACGGATCCGGTGGATATATCCGTACTTAATACCAACGCAGACATCATCGACACTGCCCTGCATGATCTCGACGAGACCAAGGCAGAGCAGGCAGACCTCACAGAGGCCGAAACGACCTTGACCTCAGCCCTCGGCGAAATAATCGACAGTGGGCAGAAGAACATACTGCATAATACAGCAACGTCCGCTGAGGTCAACGGCATTACATTCACGGTCAACAGTGACGGCAGCGTTACCGCCACAGGAACAGCTACAGCGAATGCAGACTTCACGATCTCCAACCTCACGGGCTATCCGACAAGCGGCAGATTTGTGCTCTCAGGCTGCCCGGAGGGAGGAGGCGCAAGCACCTACAGCATCCAGATCTATCAGGTCGCTGCGGACTACGGCTCTGCGGTGGAGTTCACGAGCCAAGACAGGCTTAACGTATATATCTGCATAAGCGCAGAGCAGACGGTTGACAATCTGATATTTAGGCCAATGGTCTGCACAAAAGCGGCGTGGAGTATAACGCAAGAGTATGTCCCTTACCGCCCAAGCTATGACGAGCTTGTGAGCCGCATAGCAGCTTTGGAAAGCTAAGGAGGCGGAGCATAATGCAGTATATTATTATGATCACTATTGTGCTGGGGCTGGCTCTGGCCGACATTATCACCGGCTGGATCAAGGCCCATGTCAATGACGACTACAGCTCCGCAGTCATGCGGAAGGGTGGCCTGAATAAAATCTGCGAGCTGGTCGTCATGACTACCGCCTGCGGCTTGGAAATAGGCATCGACTACCTTGGCCGATACTATCAGGCTGAGCAGCTGGCCGGTGTGACCGGCACCGTGGCCGCCGTGGCCGTCTTCAGCTACATCGTAGTGATGGAGGTCATCTCGATTTTGGAAAACTACGGCGAAGCCGACCCGAACGCCGTCGGCTGGGTCAAGAAACTAATGAAAAAGCTGAGGAGCTACACCGACGAAGACGACGAGGAGGGAAAGAAATGAGCAGAAAGCCAAGCAAACCCGAGACCAGAATCGAGGACTACCTCGACGTGATGACGGGAGGAAACGCCGCACTCCCGCAGCCCATACTCCGAATAGAATTTTATTACGCCTTTCTGGCTGGAATGACCGTAGAACTGCCCCAGCCGATCCTTGACGATGAAAAGCTCCTCGCCAAGATCTGTGGAATGGAAGTCGAAGCCCCGACCTATATTCCAGGGCTATTCCCCAGGCTGTATGCGTACATGGCGAAGAAAGGCGGCCAGGACGTGCAAGTTCCCGACCCGATCCTGCGGCTCGAGTGCTACTGGTACGACTATACCCACTCCGTGCAGGAGTACACCGGCGCAGTCCCGGTCGCTTTTGTGGCGGACGGCACGCCGCTCCTCGACTACATCATCAGTGGTAAAACCGTCCAGTCCGGCACGCCCACTCCCGACAACCCTATTATGCCACAGGGGTGCGGAGATTTAGAGACAAGCGGTGCTAAAGTAGGGCAGTATAAAATCCCGATTTCATCAGCCAACACCACAACCTCTGTATATTTGGGTGAGGTGCAGACAACGAGGAAAGTGAAGAAGTTGGTGCTGACGGGTGAAGAAAGCGGATGGAAAAAAAACATTATGACGAGCAGTAATGCTTTTTATCGTACGATATCAGGATACTATCATTATAGGGGTTACTGTACACATTACGCAACAGTGTACGGTACTCAGGCAGCTGAGGGTGTCTTTTTTGGCAGTAACATAAATTT